TGACGCGCTAAGACTGATCGTCCCGCCGAGCGTAAGACTTCCGCTTGTCGTAACCGTCCCGCTTAAAGTGATCCCAGAAACAGATCCGGTTCCACTAACACTCGTAACCGTTCCAGAACCTCCTGCTGGAGTGGCAAAAGTTCCATCGCCTCTCAGGAATTGAGTCGTAGAGCCGTTGAAGGCAGAGAAATTATAAGAACCGTATCTGATAGTTCCGCTGCGGATATTTAGAGCATAACCTGAAGAGTCTGCAATCGAGACTTCTGTTCCGCCGCTCGTGTTGTATCCCCTAACCGCGGCCGAATAAGATCCATCCTGATAGCCTAAGAAACCACTGACTACACCTGAGCCGTAATCTCTGGTTCCACTTGCACCCGACCGAATGTTTGTCGAGCCCGTTCCTACCCACGCTCCTAATGTGCCTTCAATCGAAGCATCAACTGTTTTTGAGTAGTAACCATAGGAACTATTACTAAGTCCCGTCACGTTGGGGATCTCTGCGCTTGCTCCCACAGCCGTCGATCCGGTGATGACAGGATTAAGCCTTAGTAGTGCGTCTGTGCTTGTGCCAGTGCCTCCAAATGTCGCTAGTAACGTATTGCTGGAGTTGTAAACCGCGACCTTATTGGAGACTCCCTTGTTGATCTCGACCCGCTGCGCCCCGCTTACGCCCGTAACTAATTCACCTCTAAGATATGCAGCATTCGCGTAGAGGTTTCCTGAAGGCTGATCGAGATACCAGCCGAGGGTTCCAAAGTTTGTGGTTGTTGGTGGGGTTGGACCGTTGTAGTTATCGGACCTAATGCTTTGGAAGATTGATGCGGCAATCGGGCCTGTCCACGCTGTTGAGTTAGCCGGAACACCGTCCACCGTAACTGCATTGGCGTTATATCGTCCTTGTATGTACCAAAGCACTTGCCCGATAGACACCGCAGGAGTTGATGAGGACCAGCCACTAGGAACCGCTGATCCAGCGGTTGGAGTCGTAAAGGTTGGTGCTGATGCGCTTTGTGACTGAACAAGATAAGCCGTCAGTGCGGCAATCCCTACTAAGCCAGAACTGCCGGTAGCCCCGCCTGCCCCGGTAGGGCCAGTGGCTCCGCCCGCCCCGGTGGGGCCTGTTGGTCCCGCCAAAGCCGTTGGAGACCAAACTAATACCGCGCTTGTAGCTGAAAGAGCGCTCTTTGCAGAATCGTTTTCGACAGAGAAAGCGAAGTAATAACTCGCCGCAGAAAGTGTAATGTTGTCAAACTTAAAAGTCGATGAGTTTGCAAACGTAGAGCCATTAGAGAGAATGGTTGAACTCCAGACTTTCCAATCCGTAGCAGATGGGCTCGCAGAGGTCGTGTAAAACAAGGTGATCGTCGTTACTCTTCCGACTGCTGGCATCGTGCAGGTGGCCGAGAAAGTCGGAGGAGCTGCCGAAGGTGCAAGGTCTCCAATAACCGGAGCATTCAGGGAAGAAAAGTAATTAGGGCTCGGCAGGCTTGAATTGGGAGCGGCAGTAAATGCGGTGATGCTCGCATCGTCGTAAACCGCCGCGTTGTACTCAGAAAGCTCTAGGCTTGCACCGAGGTTGCCGTCATCGACAGTCGCCTCGGATACCTTCATCACTCTAAATAGCTTATTCGTCCATCCGTAGTCAGCGTTTGTAATATCAACCACATCACCCGCGTCCACTTGAATGCCGGGGTAAGTCGCAGTGATCGTGACAATCAAATCCTCTCTGGCTTGCTCAAGTCTGCGATTACCTAAGTATTGAGCCTGCACAGAGTCGTTCGTAAACTCTAGGGTGGTTGTCTGTCTGTTAGGTGGTTCGTTGGGATATAAGAGACCCGCGGGTGTCTCCATATAAACAAGATCCGGCTGATCTCTGTTTAACTTAGATGGAAACTCAATCTGGATTTGGTTGATCTGTTGATTGATGTCGGTAGCCGAAACTCTGATCTCGCCGAGAAGATTTGTATCATTAAATGAAAAGGTCGAGCTTTCTGCTTTGTTAATGACAATTGACCAAAGACCTGAAGCCGCGTTGTAAGCCATCCAACTGTCTGAACACTCCAACATCTTCTCGACGTTCTCAAGAACCGGCCTTCCTGTGTCGACAACACCGTTAATTCTGTAGCGAGCCTGTGTAGCTGATCCGCCGCCCGCGGGTGTGTAGGTGATCGTCTGGTCGGAGTAAGTATTAAGAGCCGTCGCGCTTGTAGAGTCCACTAGACCCGTCATGCCAGCGCCATACCTTGTGTCGGTCATGTAGTCGGACCAAACATCTCCGGGCTTTGCTACCGTTCCGCCTTTGGGGTAATGCTTGCAGTAAAACGTGATTGGCTGGAGACCGGTTGTCCCTGCGTCTGCGCTGTAATTGAGCTTCACAATCGCAAACGCTAGACCATTCATCTGCCGCCCTGATGAAGGCCAGCGTAACGCGACAGGAATATCTGATCCGCCCATAAAGACATTAGGCGCGGTTCCGTTTACAGATGTAATGGTTCCTGCATTTGTCGACGTATAAAGACTGATATACAGATTGCCGGAGATTTTTGTGTCGACGTTTCCATCACCGTCGGTCAAAGACACTACTTTAGTCTGATCCGTTCCATCGAAAGTGACTAAACGATCACCGTAATAAAACTTTGTGCGGTCATAAGAAAAGGTCGCGCTTGCGTCCGATGAGATAGAACTGATCGCAAGAACGTAATACATCGTTTTTTGATCGCTCGACAAGACTGCATCGACAAAAACGCCACCTAGCCACGCATCACCATAAACGACAGGAATTGAGTTGTTGTTGGCTGGAGGAACCTGTTGCCTTGCGCCAGTGTCCTGTGAATTCGGAGCCTTAGATCCAAAAGCTCTCGTAACAACATACGAAACCGCAAAATTGATCGCAAAAGTAGCGGCTGTTAATGCAAATCCAGTTAATTGAACTCCAGCAGCTGCAAGGATGATTGATGCGGGCATGATTTACTCTCGAAAGAAGGTAGCTTGCAAGGGCTTGTATTTATATCGTGTGTAATCAATGTCTGGACTAGATGGCATGAGGCTTGTGCAAACAATGTCTACCCGCTTAGAGTCCAGCATGTACTGAGCAAGTTTGTTAAACCTCAACCAAAGCCTGCCACCGAGACTTGTGTTCCTGTACTCAGGCATGACCCACCACGCTACCTCGTGAAGCTCTCTGACGTAGCGATTCCAAAAGTTTCTTGTGATGTACGCAGCAAGGAATCCGTGAAGATTGTCATCAACCAAAACAAATCCTCTGCCGTGAATCATCTGATCGAAAAGGTTTCGGACTTGCGGTTCGTTTTGATTGTGTTTTAGTGCTTCTATACCTGCCTCGTCTGCGTAGGCCTTCATCATCTCAATAAGATGAGGCACATCGTATTTTGTCGCTTCTCTCATCCCGCGTCTCTTATGTCGTTAGGATCTGGCAATTGGGTTTGTGCGCTTCCGGGATCTGACTGTGAGCCAGATTTAGGTGGAGCTCCAAAATCAAAGTATTGGCCAGCAATAGCCGCGACTCGGCTCATGCTCGTGTCGGATGCGTAGCGCTGCTGCCACGTCGTGAGATTGGTTTTGATCCCTGCAATCCGATTCTCAAGAATCGACCGGAAAGAAGAGCATGAGATAGAACACGTTGCAGTCCTGCTTCGTGCGTTCTCGTCCCAATCCTCCGTAATCGACATGTTTGAGACGATGCCCTGATAGCGCTTAAAAAACTGCGTTGTCGGGCTTGTAATGATCTGATAGTTAGAGTCGAAGAATCCGCGCCAAATTTCGACAGTAGAACCCTTAATGTTTGAGCCTAAGACCAAAGAAATGTTTGTCGGGTCGATGCCTATAAGACCAATCACCATATCTATCGAGGTTGCTTTGATCTCACGATTCACCGCCCCAACAGACAAGAGACTTCCGAGGCTTGTAAACGTATTGCCTCCGACAGTGATCGGGGCTGCTGCATTGCAAAACGTGTAGGTCGTGGTCGATGTTGTTAGCTTTACAAATTCACCGTGTGTGATAGTTGCGCTATTCAGCGCTGTCATTGGGGTACTCATTGGACGTTCTCTCTGAAAACGAAGTCGGCATCCCAATCAACAAAAGCACCATTTGTCATCGGTCTTAGTGTGTAGGTCGGGCAGACCTCAGCAACGACAGAGAACGTGCAGGAAGCCCCTACAGCCGTCAATGTTCCCGTCGAGGGTGTTCCTATGATCGGTCGATGAATCGTGACGCTAACGGTCGATCCTGAGCCTCTCAAGACCTCTGTGGTGACTTTGTAGGGATAGTTTCCAATCTGGATGAAGTCGCCAGCAGCAAAAACAACCACTCCAGATGCAACCGCTGGCAGATTGCCGATTGAGATCGTTGTCGCATTGGCAGCAGGAACGCTCGCAAGAGTCAGCGCTGCGGCCTGAACCGAACTGAGACCGCCCTTGTATTCCGTGAACCACTGAAGGTTTGTAGTGTTGAATGTGATGGTCGCTGCATTCTGTCTATCCAGATTGTCAATCGTCTGAATGACATCCCTGACTTGCGGGTAATAGAGATAAGCATGAGGCTTAACTGTGAACACCCACGGAACCGAGGTCACATACTGAGCTGTCCTTACTTGCCCTGATCGTGAGTATTGCTGACCTACCATTCTTCGGTTGTTAACCGTGATGGATTGTGAAATGTTTAGGATGGTCTGGAAGCTCATGCTCGGCCTCTAGGTGATAGTGATTTTTGAGCGTAGGAGTTTGCCGCCCATACCGCTCGATTGCTGCCCATGATCCGATCTTCAAAAGACTTAACGTCGATAGCTTGTATGTTGTAGTTGTTCACGGTGGTCGCTCCGCCCATCGCGTAATTCGGGACAACCTGCCCAGACATGCTAGGCACAAACAACTCAGGACCTCTTTCGCCCACGATGTAAGGGCTCCCGGAATTAACCGGGCCTCCTCCGGCTCGCTTGCCAAAGATCCCGCCGATAACGGGAATGGTCGACATAAAGTTCTCAAACAATGAGGGAGCGCCCGTCATGTTTGGCTTAAAGATGGCATCCAAAAACTTATCAAGCGATCTCGAGGCTAGTTTCTGTAAGAGCGAACTAAGCGCAGACTTGAAAGCCTGCGAGGCTGACTTGCCTTGCATGAAGGCTTCGACAATCGTAGTCCCGAGAGATTTATAACCGTCCCGAAGATCCTCAAGAAGCTCTAGTTGCTCGTCCTTTTCTTTCTTCGTGAGATCCATCGCCTCTAGTTCTTTATTGGCAGTGACCTCGGCCTGCCACATTGCGTCTAGAGCGACCTGTTGAGCTTCCTTTTCTATTTCAATCTGTTTCTCGTAATCCTTGATGATCTGGTCCTGCCGCATCTTTCGCAGATCTTCGGCTGCCGCTATTTCTTGCGCGGCTTCCTTTGCATTTCTTTGTAATTGCTCCTGCATCTCGGCTTCTTCTCTGCGGAGCTTTATGATTTGCTCCATCTTTTCTAAGCCAGCAGGGCCGCCTTGTTTTGCAGCCTCAAACCTAAGTGCGGCTTCCTCGCCTTCTCTGAGTTTGAGAATCTGAGCGTCTAAGCCTTCTAAATAAGACTTAAGCGCTTTTGCCGCTGCATCTGCGCTTGTATCTTTTACGGGCTTAACTCTCGTTCCTGACTGTATGCCGCCCTTTGCAACATTCATGACCGGAGCGGGAGCTTCTTCTTCTCCAAATCCTAAGAACTTCTTAATGCCGGTCCACGCGTCACGCGCTTTGCCCATCATCGTGAGAAAGCCGATCTTCGCCTTCTCAGTTAACTGGTCGATTGCGTCACCGATTTCACCAATAGCTAAAACACCCTTTTTAGCTTCGCCGGTGAACTTGTCGGTGTTTCTTGAGAGCTGGTCGATCTTAGATATATCTATGTTGGCAAACTGTTTACCAAACAACTGAACCTGAAGTCTTGCCCGCTCTGCGCCCGGACCCATCTGCGAAAGCACCGAGGTTAGGTCTCTAAAGATCTCAATCTCAGGACGCAGCATTCCGCCAGCATCGGCAATACTTACACCGAGTTCTTTAAATAGATCGGCTTGTTCCTTTTGCCCGTCAGCAGCCCCACCTAAAGTCGTAGAGAACCGATCCCACATCTGCGCGGCATTGTCGGCCTCTTTTCCTGATTGGACCATCGCGCTTTGCAGGGCTAAGACTTCCTCAATCGCTAGACCGGAGCCCTCAGCAAAGTCATTAACCGCATCTGCTGCTTTAAAAAAGGATGTAGCAAAAGCTGTGGCAGCGCCCGCGGCTAATAACATCGGGCTGCGTAGTGCGCCTATAGCCGTACCTAAAACGTCTACAGATACTTTCAGCTCGCGGGTTTTTTGTCTCGCCCTGTCAACTTCTTGAACGAACTTTGCACTCTCCAGACCGAGAGCAACTTGTAGGGCTGCAATGAGTTTACCCGCCACGATTTCCCCCTAATATCTCAAGAAACTCCGCTTTGAATCCGGGTAGCGAAGTGAACGCCAGAAAATCACGCTCTTGTTTTGTCATATAGTTTGGAGGAACAAAATACTCCTCCAGATGCGGGAAGAACTCGCGGCTTTTCATCGGGTTCTTAGACAATGCGTTGTAAACGATTGCCATCAAGTGCGAGATCAACATTAAGTTATGTCTCGCTCCGATCATGCCGTCGCGGTACATCAATTCTAACTCTCGGACGGTCGCTACATCAAGGCTATCAAACACTTCAGGACTTTGGCCGTTAAAGATCGCCGTAGCCCTAACCTGACGATATAGCGACCCCTTTAGTTTTTTTGGATGGCCTCGTAATCAGGATTGACTGCTTTCTCAATCAAACTGACTAAGTGTTTAATCTGCGCTTCGGAAAAGGTCTCGGAGATTTGCTCGTAAGATAGCGCAAGCATTTCGTCGCCTTCTTCAAATCCGACCAGATTCACATAGGCGATTTCGCGCATCAAATCCTGAGCCTTAAACTTTGCCGCCTCTCGTAGGCTTCGACCCTCTACGACAATGTCATCGTCCTTAAACTCAGCATTAACGTTTTGATTGATCTTGTAGAGCTTTTGAAATGTGGCATGTAGATTCTCGTATTCTTCAGCTATTAAAGCATCCGGCGGGTTCTTGATCTTGTCCTCAAGTCCTAACATTTCTTTCCGAGTCGGAAGATAGACTTTTAACGTATGCCCAGCGAAATCAATATCCGCGTGAGTCTGTCGTTGAAATGACTTTCCAAATCTGTCCTGTATTTTCATTTTCTAACCTTTGCTCGTTGTTTTGCTGCCCAGAGATCCATATGAGCGCCCAATAAAGACGCTAGACGATCAAGGGCAGATGATGCCATTGATTGAAAAGAGTTACGTATGAACGGTCTTGCGGGTTGCTCGGCAGTGCCGAATTCTATAGCTTCGGCAGCGGGTCGATATTCGCCCTTCGCATCTCGATAACCAACACCGACATCGACAAAACCAAAAGCCACCGTATCGCGGCTCAGATACTTTTTGCCTTTGTCTTTTCGGGTTGCAACCTTTGCGCCGTTTCTGACTTTTAACTGGAGCTTGCCAGTATCGACGGGGACCCTTCCCTTGATCGCTGCCTTAACGGGCTCCATCGCGGATTTGAGACCGGGAAGTAAAGAGCGTCGAGCTTTGGTCGTGCCAAATTCCTCGGCTAACTCTAAAAGGGAATCTTCAAACTCTTTAAATCCCTTAGCTTCAAGTTTGCCCATTGGTAACGATGCGCTTGAAGATCTGATCGTTTAGTTTCAGGACGTAATCAACAATTTCATCCGGTGACATGCAGTCCGCGTGATTAGCCGCGATTTGATGGCACAGCGAAATATTGATGAGCCGTTGCTGTGGATACCCAAACCAGTTCTTAGCACCGGTTTGGGCCTGCGCGATGAGATAGCTCAGTAAATCGTCACTCGCTCGCTGCATATTGCCTCATCACGTTGAGACAGACAGCTTCAGCGGCTTCGGCTTTCTGTAAGGCGGCATCCACCTCTTGTAAGGTAAAGGGATGCCCTTTTGCCATTGCATGAAGGTCACCCCTAAATTCCACCATCAGCGCTACTAATTCATCAAGTGTTGTTTGACCAGCCATATTGATTGCCCCTCGGATGAATGGTGAACGTGACTTGAGCTTCAGCGCCGGGAGCTGGATCAATCGTCCACTGCGATACGCGACCATTAAAGGCGTAATTCACAATGTTAGTGCCATCCGTCGCTGAGATCACGAACGTACGGTCAATTGTGCCGTTGTAAGCATCCGCACGAAGCAAAAGAAGGTTTGTGTCGGCAGGATTCCATGCGGCTACAACCGTCATGCTGGTGGGAGCAGACTGAACCGGAATCTTGTCAGATTGACGCGAGCCAGCAACTGCAAAGTTGGCAACCGCATCGTCTTGACCAAATGCTGGAATTGCCTCAACCGGAACAAGATTGCCAGAGACAGCAATCGCGGAAGTCGAAGCGTAAACGCTAAGATTGGCCGTTGTTAAAACGGTTGGAGTAGCCCCCGGCTGGCAT